GTCTTCCGACCGCAACAGCAAATTCGTCCGCGCTTCCTCGATCAGCAGGCCGAGCGGCGCGAGGGTGACGGGGTTGTAGTCAAAGCGCGGGCCGTAGTAGGCCGCCGACGTGGTGGCGACATACGGGCCGGGGACGGTCTGGTAGGTGACGGGTTCAAGCTGCCAATCGGTTGCAACTAGATCGCCAGCAACGCCTGAACCGCCGACTACAGTTCTGTTATCCAAGCCAACGTCAATAGACGTGTCAGACGAAGTGAAAGTCCTGATTACCCAGTACCGCGTTGGCGTAGGCGTCAGCGCGACCAAACTTGTTGCTTGGTCGGAAACGGTCGCGCTGCCGCAAAGCCGAAGCACAATATTTGCTTTGGTTGCTGACGAAAGAACAACAGAGGCGATGTACGTCCGGCCTGCTACAGGCGAACCAATGGTGAAAGATTGATACCGGTACGCAGTGCTTGTGAATGTTGCCGTCTGCCCGGAAAACGTAACGCCTGCTGATATGCCGTAAGCAGCGTTGCTGAAGTCGCCAGAGTGCAAAATCAAGTTCGCAGGCGCGTACACGATCCGCCCAGTGCCATCGACCAGCGTGGCGTTGCTACCGCGTGAGAACGTCACCCGGCTGTCCAGCGAACCGGAGAGCATATTCAGGTAGAGCGACGCGCCGGGGAATGGGCCGCCGCCTCCGAAGCCATCGATCAGGCCGCTGGCGCCGCCCCACAGGCCGTTGACGCCCCTGTACAGGCCGATACCGAGCGCGAGGCCGGAGACGCCGCTGTAGAGGCCCGCCGACACCCGCTTAGGCCCGGTTGTCGCCGGACTGGATAACCGTGAAGCGTGCCGTGCCGGATCCGCTGTTGACCACGAGGCGCACCGCAGCCGGCACGTAGGCGTAGTTGCCCTGCCGGTTGACGATCTGCGCCACGAGGTTGACGTCGGGGTGGTCGAACCACGTCGGCGAAGCGGTGGTGAACGGGTTGTCGAGGGTCTGCTGCACAGTGTAGTTCACCGTGCCAGTCACGACGACCTGCAGCGAAATGTCGGGACGACCGTGGATGTCGAGGGGCGCTGCTGCCGTGCTGCCGGCCCCTGTCTGGCTCAGAACGATCTGGCGCATGCGAAACTCCTAAGTGGGCAGAGCGCTCTGCCGTGCGGCCGCCCAGCGCCCCGAAAACGAAGAGCGGGCGGCCGCGCGCACAATAACACAACGTCGGGCAAAAGCCACTCGGCTTTACACGTTGACGGTGCAGCCGTAGTTCGAAACGATCATCCAGCCGAGCGTGGTGAAGAACTGCAGGGTGATGCTGTCGCCCACGTCGTTGAAGACGATGGTCGTGAAGCCGGTTTCGAGAGCGGGAGCCAGCGTGCCGTCGCCGCCGTCAACGACCATGACGATCGTCAGCATCTGGCCGTTGACGCCGTTGGCCAGCGTCAGGGCGTTCGCGCCGGTGGTCGTCAGGCGCACAGTGCGCGCAGTGACAGGGACAGCACCCGCGCCGGAGTGCGTGGTGACGGTGCCGATGGAGTTGCCGGTCGTGTCACCGATGAAGCCATCGATGGAGCGTACCGGGCCGGAGAAAGTGGTCGTACCCATAGGTCGAGATCCTTATGCACAAGTCGCTCGTCAGTCTGTGCAACGTCCGCTGGGCCGGTCTGACAAGCTGGGGGTGTTCCCAGACTGTGCGTGATATAGCACATACGCCTGCGCCTTGGCTAGTAACGCCGCGTCGTCGTTCAAAAGGCCGATGGCGGTGTTGCAGTTGCTACACAAAAGGGCGCGGACGTTACCGCTGCCGTGGTCGTGATCAATGGCGAGATCCTTGGGTTTGCCCGATAGGCCATCGCGATGCCGCTCTGGCTGACCGCAGATAGCACAGACACCGCCCTGCTCGCGCAACATCTCTTCGTAACGGGCGGCGTCGACACCCAACGCCTGCCACTTGCGCTGCTTGGCGTAATGCGGATGGCACAGATCCTTAGCGTACAAATGGTTGTCGCAACCATCGATGCCGCACTGCTTCGCAGGCTTTTTGCGGTCGCGGTATTTGGTGTGCCCGTGGCGCAGCAACCGCTGGTAGTGTATCTTGCACAACCCCTGCGCCTTCACAGGCGCGCTGCAGCCTTCCTCGACGCACTCGGACGGCTTCTCCCGGGTGCGGCTGCGGATGAGGCGGACAGGTGTGAGGCCTCGCTTGTATTGCATGTAATGCGTCTGGCAGTACCCGCGCGCTTTGTGCGGGCGGCCGCAATCAGCCACCGTGCAGATAGCGTGTTCTTTACGCATAAAAAGACCCCCACCGGTTCATAGGTTTTGTGTCCTAGTTACCGATGGGGGCTTTTACAAACACTTAAAAAGCGTGGCTTTTTAAGTACTTATCAGATACCCGTCGTGCCGTACACGCCGCGCGGGTCAGTCCAACCAAACGCATAACGCTCGGTTGCCTTATAGCGCATGCTGTCCGTCTCGAAGTCGCCTTCCATTGACTTCTCAAGACCGCGACGCATCGCCAGCTTCAGGCCTTCCGGCGCGTCGGTCTGCACCCACCAAGCGGTGTTGGAGGTGATACGCGACAGGTTCGCCTGACCATCCGACAACAAACCCATTGATTTCACGGGGTTGACGTCGTTGTCTGCCGTGCCTGCACGCAGAACGCTCTTCAGCAGCACTTCGGCTTGGAAGACGTTCGACGGGCCTGCGACGATCTTTTTCGGCGTCAGGCGGATACGCTTGCCGTTGTTGTCAACGGCGTTGCGGATCTGGATCAGCAGCTGCTCGAGGGAGGTCTGCGACATAGCCGCAGCCACGCTCAGCTGGTTGCTGAAGGTGCCGGCCGCAGTCGGGTGGTTGTTCGCCACCAGAGCCACGCCGTCGCCGCCCGGGAAGGCAGCGTTGAAGGCGCGGTTCAGGATGTTGGCACCGAGGGTTTCCTTCGTCTCGATCAGCGACTGCGCGAGGTGACGCGCGTAGGTCTGACCGATACGGATGTGGTCACCGTCTTCCACCAGCACCTTGGTCAGCGCGAAGGCCAGACCGTAGACCTTGTAGACGTAGCGCTGGATGAACAGCACACCGCCCGACTGATAGGTCACCGGCATACCGTCCGGCAGTTCCGGGGCAGCACCGAAGCCGAACAGCACCGGCTCTTCATGGTAGTTCCGGGGAATGCCCTTGAACTCCTTGAAGACCTGCGACCACTCATCAGCGCGCTGATCATAGATACCATTGAACTCTTCGTTCAGGATCGGTTCGACGATTGAACGAAAGTCGGTTGAACGCATTGGCGAAGCCATTGTTCAAGCCCTCCTTAGATAGCAGCCACATCAGCGACGAACTGGTGTTCGCTGATCTGGACTTGAGCGATGACGAAGGTGTCGCCGAAGGCGTTGTCCGGGCCCGGCGTGATGCCGATGAGGCGGACAGATGCGTTGGCGGCGGCGGTGGACACGCCCAGAGCCTGAGTGGACAGGCCGGTCGTGGTGTTGCCCGAGATGGCAGTCAGGTTGTACTGCTTGCCGATGTCGGCGATGTTCAGAGCGGCATCGCTCTGCACTTCGTAGACGATGGTCGGGTCAAGCGTGCTGTACGCCGTGATGTCGGTGGCGACCGTCGAGGCCAACCAACGGTTGGACACGCGGCGGCGACCTTCGCCGTCGGTGAACTCGACGCCCTGAAAGACGCCGATGAAGGAGGCGCCGACAGCGGCAGCAACGAGGTTGCCTTCGGTTTCACCGCCAGTGGTCGTCGGGGCGATGCGAACCGGCTGGTTCTGGAAGATGTTCTGGGCATAGCCCGATGCAATCGTGAAAGCGGTGGGACGAACCACGCCGCTCGGCGAGTACACGGGGCGCAGTCCGAACGGTGCGTTTACCGTATTAGACATGAGCTTTTTTCCTCACGAGGGGTTGCGTTTACCCGGCTCAGGCGAAGATGCCCTTGCGCGGGGTGTTTTGACGCATCTCCGACATGCCGTCGCCTTCCAAGAGGCGACCCCCAGCGTGCTCAGCCTGCTGCCGCATGATCTCTGCGGTTTCGGCCAGCTTGTCCTCCTCGCGGAGCGGTGCGTCGTGGTGAGCTTCCTGCATGTACCGATAGTACAGGCTGATTGGCAGCTTCGCCGCGATCATCTCGTTGATGGCAACGCAACCGGCGTATTCGCCGGTCTTCTGGGTGACCAGTTCCATCCCCGGAACGTCCCCGGCACGAATAAGTTCGTAGCCCAGACGCAGGCGGTGTTGGATCGTGTCGCCCTTGTTCGTCGTCGTCAACCAGCACACGTGATACCCGGGGATTTCGGGAATGTCAGGCAGTGCGTCGTTGTATAAGTGCATTCGAAACATCTCGAGCCGTTCATCTTCCGAGATCTCGCGGTTCTGCGTCGTGCGCCGATCCTGCGTCTCACGGGGTTGACGGCTAACGCCGAGTTCCTTCTTCAGGCGATCATCCATACGGTCTTCAGACATTAGCTCTCTCCTTTTTAGCGAGCTGTGTTGCGGTCATATTCCTGATACGCCTTCAGGTAGCGCTTGCGAGCGACGGGGTCGTCCCAAACACCAGCCTCCACCATAGCCTGTTTGCGCTCAGGTGTCACTACCACTTCATTCTTGGTGCTCGGCGGTGCGTACTCGCGGGTGTTGCCCGTGGGCGGCGCCTTGCGTTTGGCAGTGCGCGCGGGCGCATCATCGTCACCGCCGCCGATGCGGTTGGACACGCGCCGGGTCAGCTCGTGCCAGTAGTCCGGCGACGCCGGATCCCAGCCCTCGCGCGCCAAGGCGTTGTCGATCGCCTTGGTGATGGCGCTGTCCTCGTCACGGGCCTGCGGGTCGTACCACTCGTTGGCGGCCAGCCACTGCTGCGCATAGTCTGTCACGCGCGGGTCGGCGCGCGGCGCGACTGCCTGCTTGGCGGCAGCTTCGACGCGCTCCTTGTAGCTGGCGAGTTGAGTGGCGCGCTCCTTGGCCTCGTCGCGGATGCGCAGGGCGGTCGCCACGTCGTCGCCGTTGCCGGCCTCGATCGCACGCGCCATGATCGCCTCGGCCTGCCGTGCCTCGGCCAGCGCCTGCTGCAGCTGCTGCTGCACGCCGGCGGCGTTCTGCGTCAGCGTGTTGCCCTCGACGGCCGCCATGCGGCGCATCAGTTCGGCGTTCTGCTGGCGCAGGTAGTTCAGTTCGCGCTGTGAGCGCTCCTTGGCTGCCTTCTGCACCTGCCGACGCTTGGTGCGCGTCTCGCGTGTCTTCTTCGCCTTGTCGACGATCTCGTCCTCCGAGTCGTCCTCGGAGGTGCCCATGCGACTGTCGTCGTCATCATCGTCGTCATCGGGCTCTTCGGCCTGCGGCTCAGGCTGTTCGGCCTGCTCGGTGCCATCAGTCTCTACGACGACGATCTCGTCGTCGTCCTTCTCGTTCAGTTCAGCCATGATCGGCTCCTTCCAGCCTTATGGATCAGACGAACGCCTTCATGGCGAGCGGATCGCCCGTCACGACGCCGATCAGATCCAGATCGTTGAGGATTACGAAGATGATCTCCTGATCATCGTCGATCTTTACCGTCCACTTGTCGCCGCCGTACTTGGGGACGCGGACGAAGTCCCCCGGCGTTGCCCACGAACCCTCGGGCCACGGCTCTTGGGTGTTGCGGTTCTTGAAGGCCAGATCGCCGACGGCCACGACCTTCGCCACCTGCGTGTTCCACGTCTCGGTGTCCTTGGTGTCGCCCGTCAGGATGATGCCGCCGGCCGTCTTCTTCTTGGCCAAACGGATCTGACACAGCACACGGCTGCCGAAAGGCTTGACGCCCGGATCGACGGGCGGGAACGCCTCGTCGATGCTGCCATACGCAAACTGCACTTTGTTCAGAACATAGTCTTGCACGGGTGCTCCTCCGCTCAAGTGGTTAGATGTTAAAGTCTTTTCGCTCTTTCTCCGCGACCATGTCGATCAACACGGTCTTGGCCAGCTCGAGACCGGCGTATATGCCGACGACACGTCCGTACTCGAACGTGTCGCGGCCTTGAGGTTGTTCCAGCGCATCGCGTGCCAGATCGGCCTGCGCTTGCTCCAGACGCTGGAGGAAAACCTCAATTCTCATGCAGGCGTCTTCGGCGACGACGGCACTTTGGGCATCACGCCCATGGCCATACGCTTGTGCTGATTGACGCCTTCGCCCTTCTGGGCGACGTCATTGGTGTTCGGTTTGTCCTTAGCCATCTACTTAGTCCTCTCGTTACGGGTTGATGCCGGTGCCGGTGCTGACGCTGAAACGCTCCCCGGTCTCGATCTCGAGCTGGGCGAGCTCCATTGCCGTCAGGTTGTCCTGCGTGTTCATCGCCTGACGCACCTGCATTTCGGACAGCTTGCGCTCGGTCTCCTGCTGCTCGACCGCCATGTCGCCGGCGAGGCGCGCCTGTTCCTGTTGCGCGTCGAGCTGCAGCTTGGCCTGATCGAGCTGGAGCTTGGCCTGCTCGACCTGCGCCTGCTGCTGCATCTTGGCCTGATCGGCCTGCATGCGCTGGGCCTGCGTCTGTGCCTGCTGCTGCATCTTGGCGCCCTCGAGCTGCATGCGCTGGGCGTCGGCCTGCGCGCGCTGCTGGATCTGCTGCGCCTGCAGCTTGAGCTGCTCCATCGCCGCCTGCGCGTTCGGATCCATCGGCGGCGGGGGTGCGAGCGCCTGCAGGGCCTGCTGCGCCTGCTGGATGATGGGCGGCAGCGAGGCGAACACGTTGCCCGCTTCCTGCGTCACGGTCTGCGACGCCTCGGCCAGCATGCCGTCGAAGGCGCGCTTGTCCTCGGGCGTCTTCAGCTCCTTGAGCATGTCGCCGAGATCCTTGCCGGTGGCCTCGCTGCCCAGCTCGAATACGCTATAAGCGTACCACATCGCGAGGTGCTCCTTGATGTGGTTCAGCATCACCGGCAGGTATGTCGGCGCGATCAGCGCGTTCATGCCCAGCGCCGGCGACAGCATGTAGGCGAGGTGCGTCTTGAGGTGCGCGATGTGATCCTGCTCGGGGAAGGCCACGATCGGCCGGCCCATGGTCGCCGCCACGTTCTCGTTCACCGCGTTCTGCTGTTTCGGCTCCATCGCCGGGTTCAGCAGCTCCTTGGCGTTCGGGATCTTGAGCGTGTCGAGGATGCGCTCCTCGACCTTGCGCAGGTTGTACAGCTGCGGCAGCTGCGCGGCGCGCTGCGCCACGGCCTGCACCTGCGCGAAGCGCTGCGCCTCGCTGAAGATGTTCGGATCGCTGACGGGCACGACGTCGAGCGGCCCTTCGAAATCGTCGCGCGTGGCCAGCTCTTCACCGAGCTCAGCGTCCACCTCTTCGTCGTCGAGGTACATGCCGTTGAGGCGGTGCAGGATCGACAGCAGCTTGGCCATGCTGTTGTGCAGGCGCGCGTGGATGGCGCTGAACACCACCATGCCCTGCTCGATCTTGGCGAGCGTGGTGCCAACCGGCGCGTTCGGGTTGCCGTCGGCGATGTCGTCGATCGTCGTGCGGATGACGCCCTTGCCCGCGTCGATGAGGAAGCCGAGCAACTGATACAGAACTGCGGACGGCGGGTTGTACGGCAGGGGCATGATCAGCTTGCGGATGTCGTCCGCCGCCATGCCGCCCTCGATCTCCATCACCTGCGTCGGCTGGATCTCGAGGCTCTGCCCGCCCTTGCTGCCGCCCTTGAGCTTGAGCATCGTCTGGCTGTTGCTGATGTGCGCGCTGTCGAGCAGGGCGCGCAGGGCGCCCGTCGACGCGGCCGCCAGACCGCCGACCATGTGCGGCAGGCCGATCGGGTACGCGCCGCGCCACGGCACGAACGGGAACTCGACGAACCACTGCAGCTCTTCCTGCGCCTCGTCCAGCTCGTCCCAGTTGCGGTAGATGCTGAGCACCTTGCCCGACGGCTTGTCGATGCTGATGATGTACGGCAGCGCCTCGCCGCCCTCGATGTCGGCGATCGTGTACACCTCGTACACGGTGCGCAGGCCGTCCTCGTTGTAGCTCGTCTCTTCGCGGCCCTCGATCTTGTTGTTCGCCTTCTCGACGACGCTGTACTCGGGCTCCATGCCTGCCGGGCCGAGGTCGATGTCGCGGTACATGCCGCTCTTGACGCGGCGCTGGTAGTCGACGGCCGTCAGGTACTGCACGTGCGTCTTGCGCTGCGCGGTGTAGAAGTTGGTCGCGGCGAATGGCAGGAGCATGTCGTCGATCGCGACGAACAGGAAGTCGGGGCGGTTGCGCGCCTCCGTCCACGTGACCTTCATGTACTGCGCGCCGCCCAGCGGCACCTGCGTCAGGAGCTGCTCGAGCTCGGCGCGGAAGCCGCTGCTCTGCACGGTCAGCTGCCAGTTCATGAACGACGTCTTGCGCTTGGCCTTCTTGACCTTGTCGATCGTCGGCTCGCCCGGGATGAAGTCCTTCACGGGGCCCTGCGGCGGGAACAGCTCCTTGATGGCGCGCGCGGCGAAGTCGACGCAGGCCTCGGTCAGCATCGGGTGCACGACCTTGGTCGCGCCTTGGAACTGCGCGCCGCCCGGCGCGTCATCGCCCAGACCAGTGCGGCGCAGGCCCTCTTCGTACTGCTCGTCGCGCTTCTTGCGCGCTTCCTTGTCCTTGCTGATCAGGTCGAGGTACGTCTGCGCCAGCGTCTGCAGCTCGCTGTCGGGCATGCCCTCGGCGAGGTTGGCGTAGAAGTCCTCGGAGCGCGCCTCGCTCTCGTCCTCGTCGTCGAGGCGCACGATCGCGCCGCCATCGGGCGTGTCGATCACGTCGTCGTCGTCGGCCTCGAGCTCAAAGGTCTCGGCCTCGGGCAGATCGTCATCGTCTTCCATGCCCGCTCCTCAGATAGCGTACGGTTCATCTTTTTCGGCTTGTACACCATGATTATCGTGAAATCCATACTGGGCTTCCGCCGCCTTGCGAGCGGCGATCGCGTCTTGCTTATCGGCGAAGTAGCCGAGGTGGTGCTTGCGCTTATCAACCATGATGTACGCCGACCAGCGCGACGTGGCGGCGAACCAGCTCACGCCCATCGCCCCGGAAGTATTGTTCTTGCGGTGGGACGTGTTCCGGTGGTTCTCTTGGTGGGAGACAACACGCAAGTTGTCGATGCGGTTGTTGAGCGGGTTGTGATCTATGTGATCGATTTGCCCTGCGGGGTCTTCACCGTAAACAACCGCCCAGATGATGCGGTGTGCTTGATACGCACGGTACTGAATGCGCCCCATGTAACGCCCGTTGTTTCCGATGTAGGCCAGCGCCTCCCGGCCTGCGTACCGGGCGTTCCATCGCTTGGGCATGCTCGCGTTTTCGCGCCAGTACAGCTTGCCGGTCGCCGGCTCGTAGCGCAAACGTTGACGTAAGTAATCGATCGGCGGTAGGGGGATCGTACGCATATCAGCAGCTCCATTGCTGGTGTGTCTAGAGTCGGATGCTGTTGACGCGGCATCCGGCTCGCTCACCTTACTACAGCGCATATGGATTGTGAATAGGCTTCGGCGGCGGCCCGCTGGCTTCGTCCTTGCGGGCCATGATCGGTTCGAGCAGGCGCTTATCCATCATCAGGCGCAGCGCCTGACTGGTGCTATCGCAAAAATCATCGTGCTTGATGCTGCCCGGCCCGGTGTAGCTGCACAGCTGGTGCAGCATCGGGTCGACCCAGTTGCGCGGCTTGCCCGGGTGCTTGGCGCTCTCGGGCAGCCAGACCATGCGCCGTGCGAAGATCGGGCTGACGATGTGCAGGCGCGTCAGCTTATCAGCGCGGCCCGGATTGTAGGCGTAGGCCTCGATACCCTCGCGCTCGAGCATCTGGCGCAGGCTGATGCCGCTGCCCTTGTCCTCGATCAGCAGGATGTCCGGCTTGCGGCCGGACGTGAGCGGCTTGCTGCTGCCGAACATCGGCTTGATCACGGCCGTGTCGTCGTCGTCGCCGTAGCTGACGTTCAGCTCCTTGCGCACCTTGCGGATCAGGTCGGGCAGGCCGAGGTGCTCTTCCCAGCAGTCCAGCAGCATCACGTTGTTGCGTTTCTCGTGGTGGAACACGCCCCACACGGTGCAGGCCGTCGGATCCGGGTCGCCGCTGCGCTTGTCCATCGTCTTTTCGGTGAAGGCCGTGTCGAGCGACATGATCACCAGCTCGAAGCGCGGCAACGGCTTGTCGTGCGGCCACAGCCTGAAGTGGCTGCGCTTGACGATGCCGCTCTCTTCCGGGTCGATCAGCTCGCCGTACAGCTCCTGCCGGCCGAGCGTCGTGCCCTCGTACTGGGCGAGCTGGTCGAAGAAGCTGTCGGGCAGGTTGGCGCGGTTGTCGTACGTCGCGCCGGTGACGATCACGCGGCCGGTCTTGGGCGCGACCAGCCGGCGCACCAGCTCCTTGGGCTTGGGCGTCGTCGTCCACAGCGCCTGCGGGTTCTTGCCGAGGCGCAGGCCCATCATGGCCATGTCCCAGACGTCGTCGTACATCCACGCGGCCAGCTCGTCGCACCAGAGGCGCGTGTGCTGCGGGCCGCGCAGTCGCTCCGGCTTTTCGGCCGTGAAGCCACGGATCGATGACACGCCGCCGCTGGAGTTGTGCATCTCGATCACGAGATCCGACTTGTTGTAGGCCTTGATCAGCTCCGGCGGGATGACGCTGATCAGCCCGCTCTCGCCCTCGAAGCACGTGAACTTGACGTCCTGATAGGTGGGCGCGATCACCGCGCTGTCGAAGCCGTCCGGGTCGAGGTAGACCTGACGCGCCAGCCACTCGGCGCCCACGCGCGTCTTGCCGAAGCCGCGCCCGGCGAGGTAGCCGCACTCGACGAAGCCGCCGGGTGACACGAGCTCGGGTATCTGATTGGCGCGCGCAGTCTGCGCCCAGCGGTTCTGCCACATGGCGAACGCCTGCTGCTGCGCATTGAGCTGCGAGATGATGGCGGGGTCGACCACGGGTTCAGAGCGTGGGGGTGCAGCCCCTCGACGTCAAGCGCCCTTGGCCCGATCGGCCGCCTGCTGCAGCAGCACCTCGGTCAGCTCGCGCATGGCGTCGGGCGTGACGCCCACGGCCTCGGTCTTGATCGCGCCGCCGTCCGCGCCGGTCAGCGCCATCTTGCTCTGCTCGCCGTAGAGCTTGGGGCTCCACTTTGCGAGCAACTTCAGGCGCGTCTCGATCTGCAGCTTGGCCTTCTGGATGCTCTCGCCGTGCACCGCGACGCCGTCAGCCAGCTCCAGCGCCTCGGTGGCGATGGCGTGAGCGCCGTGGTCGCGCGCGCGCACGAACCGCCGATCCAGCTCGTCGTCCGCG